GCAAAGATCCTGGTCGACAGGGGTGTTATCCGGGAGGTGGGAGCTTGACCCAAACCCTCACCAAAACCACCAAGCTATTTATAGGGAGAGATACTTCTCCTAATGGGGGAGGGTATTTGAGCAATCTACAGATGATTTTATACGTCACGCAACCGGGCGACGACTTCACGATTGCGGAGATCTCCGAGAGGGTGAACGCCAGATTCGGCCCAACTCCTCGAAAATCTCTCGAAAACGTGCTTAATCGAGCCGTGAAGCGTGGCGAATTTACTAAAATTCGGGGGCGGGCCAACGTATACTACCGCTCTCCCTCCATATGACCCGCCCCCATCTCTCCCCCCTCACGATGGTCCGGGGCTTGCTTCCTCCGAGCCCCATCAGCAAAAAGCGGCCCCTCGCCAGGGCCGCTCCATTCCCTCTTATGGAGGGCTGCTAGATGAGTAAAGGTGGCCCTGTCGGTGAGGATGAGGAGAAAGCGATCCTCGAAGCCCTGGAGTCGGGGAAAACGACCCGCCAGGTAGCCGAAGAGTTCCAGAGATCGAAAGGGACCATTACGAACGTCGCCGCAAGAAATAATCTAGATCTGGTTGGGCGTGCCCAAAATAAAAAAGCTAATCTAATCCGGTCGTGCTACGATTCGGCGGCGAGGATAGAGCTTATAGGCGAGCTGCTTGACAAAGCCCGCGACCTTCTAAAGTCATGCGATCATCCTCGGGATCTCCAACCACTTGCAACAGCGATAGCGATCGGGATCGATAAGCGGCGGCTGGAAGAGTCCACCGACCCGACGACGAGGGGCGGGGAGATCGCCGAGCTATTCAAGCGGATGAGAGAGGAGGCGACCCCTTGAAGACGTTGGCCGATCTCATCCAGGACCAGGAACTCCAAGAGCTGGAGGTCCGGGCCGACGTACAGCTCTGGGAGCTGGGAAAGACTCTCGCCAGGATCAGGGAGATGAAGGGGCAGCTTGTGGCAGAGTTTGCCACAGGCGGCCAATCCACAAAACCCGAGGAGATGGAGGCCGGCTCGAATCTGAGGAGGCGGAGCCGGTGAGCTTCCAGGTTCCTGTTGGAAAGCAGAGGGACTTCTGCCTTCATTCTGATGCCCGGGTAAATCTCGCACACGGCGCGGTCAGATCAGCGAAGACCGTCGGGGCAAACGTGAGATGGCTCAGGACCGTCCTGGAGGCTCCTGAGGGGGTTAATTTGTTAATGACGGGAAAGACCCTTTCGAGCCTGGAGAGAAACGTCCTGCAGCCTATAGGTGCGATGGTGGGGGCCGGAAACTTCGACTACAGGCGGTCCTTGAAGGTCGCCACCATCTACGGGCGGCCTATCCTCTGCGAGGGGGCCAACGACGAGGCGGCATATACGAAGATCGCCGGTCTTACGCTACATTCTGCTTATGTCGATGAAGGGAGCCTATGTCCCGAGTCCTTCTTTAACATGCTGATATCGAGGCTCAGCGAAGAAGGGGCTCAGCTCTTCCTGACTACGAATCCCGCCGGGCCGGGCCACTACTTACGCAAGAAATGGCTTGACCGAGAGGGCGAACTCGATTTAAAGAGCTGGTGGTTCCATCTCGAGGACAACCCTCACCTTCCGGCGGCTTACGTCGAGGAGCTGAAGCGCCAGTTCGGCCCGCCTTCCAGCCTGTTCTTTCAGCGGTATATCGAGGGCCGGTGGGTCATGGCCGAGGGGGCTGTCTTCCCTCATTTCAACCGGGATCTTCACGTCGTCCGAAGCCCGCCAGAGGGCCAGATGAAGGCGCTTGTCGTCGGGATAGATTACGGCCAGACCCACCCCACCGCCTTCTTGAAGCTGGGGAAGTGGGGCGCTACCTGGTACGCTTTCGGCGAGTACAGGGAGTCGGATCGGACGAACGCCAGGCTCTCCCAGGACCTCCAGGGCTTCTTAGGCGGAAAGTTCCCCTCGGCGATACTGATTGACCCATCAGCGAAGGCCCTAATCAACCAACTCCGAGCCGACGGCGTGCAGAGGGTGAGGGGGGCCGACAACGCGGTCCTGGACTCGATAGGCCGGATCTCTTCGGCCCTCAGTACCGGGAACCTGAAGATCACGGCGTCATGTCCGAGACTCATAGAGGAGCTAGAAGGCTATCGATGGGACCCGAAGGCGACCGAGCGGGGCGAGGACAAGCCGATCAAAGAATCGGACGACCTAATAGACGCCTTACGTTATCCTGCTAATTTCATTTTCAAGAAGGGAGTGGGGGCAACAGCTTGACACTTACAAACTTTTCATTCTTGGAACCGGGGCGGCGTTGGCCTCCGACCGACGAGGCGGCGAGAATCAACAGGTACGATCGCTGCACGCTGCTTTACGAAGGCGACCACGATCTAGCATTTCCGGGGCTCACGGCGTTAGATGACGACCTGGACCAGATAACGGCGAACTGGCTCAAGCGATCGACCACGCTTATATGCGACCTGGCGAGCCCGTGCCGCCTTTTCGCAGACAACCAGCCCGTATTAGACCGGATCACCGAGGCGAACGACTTCGATCTCCTCGTCTATGATCTCTTCGCCGACATTCTCAAATTTGGGAACGGGGTGCTGAAGGTCCGATTCGATCCGAGGCGGGGCGGCATCGTCGAGAGGACAGATCCTAGATACTGGTTCCCTGTGGTCTCGCCAGATGACGGGCGCGAAGTCCTGGCTCACGTCATCGCCTACGACTTCAGCCAGTACGAGGACCATATAGAGCGGGGATACCTGAGGGTGGAGATCCACCGGCCGGGAACCATCGAGAACCGGCTCTTCCGGCTGGATTCAGGGGCGGCGATCACCTCAGAGCTGCCTATATCGGCCCTGGAGAGGTACGGCGGGATGGAGGGCGAGATCAAGACGGGCATCGATGACTTCTTAGTGATCCCCCTCTCCGGCCCTCTCTCCAGCGGTGGGGTTTACGGGCTCGACGATTATCAGTCAATTGAGGCCCTGGTCCGGGAGCTCGAGAAGCGGTTAATCCGGACCTCCAGGACCTTGGACAAGTTCTCCGACCCTAATCTCCTCTGGCCTCGGGCTGCTGAGGACTATATCGACCCGCTCACAGGCGAGGAGATAGAGCCCGGAGAGCTGGATATCGGCGGCGGGCGGTACATTATCTACCCGATGGGATCAGGCGACCCGAACTCCGGCGGCTTCTATCCCCACCTTCCTCAGTACCTTACCTGGGACGCAAACTTAGGCGCCAATTTCGCCCAAATCGAGGAGATCAAGTCTCAGCTTATGGCTCTCGGCGAGATCTCGCCCGCTCTTCTCGGCGACACGAAGAACGGCCTGGCGGAGTCAGGATCAGCCCTCAAGCGCCTGGCGATCCCCACCCTGGCGAAGGTGGCGAGACTGAGGGCGAGGGTGAAGAGGCCCCTCCTCCATGCTCTTCGGTTATGCTCCGAGCTCGAGACCGTCTCCAGGTTCCCCGGCTCCAAGGAGCTGCAGAACCTCACCATCGAGTGGAGGAGCGCCCTTCCACCGGACCCACTCGAAGCCGCCGATATCGAGATGAAGAGGAAGACGGCGGGGCTCACTTCGACGAGGAGCGCCCTGGCGCGACTAGATCCTGACGCCTCCGATGAAGATTTGAACTGGGAACAGTCTAAAATATCTGAGGAGCATAGAGAGGCGAGCTACAATTTCGTCTAATTATGGAAGCGTAAAATCCTGTAGGTGTAAACGTTATGACCGAAGGGGAGAAGAAATTTACCCAGGAAGACCTTGACAAGATTGTGCAGGAGAGGCTGGCCCGAGAGAGGGCGAAGTTCTCCGACTACGATTTGATCAAGTCCGAGCTGGAGGCCACGAGGGCCGCTCACGCCGAGCTGAAGGCGGAAAATACGGACCTGAAGGCCGATCTGGCCGACAGGGACGGGAAGCTGAAAGACTCCGAGACTCGGGCCATGAAAGCCGAGATCGCAAAGAAGGCGGGCCTTCCTGAGGCTCTATCCTCCAGAATTCAGGGGGCTACACCCGAGGAGATGGTGGCCGACGCGAAGAGGCTCGCCGAGGCTATGGGGCCGGGGCCGAAGGTAGGGGAGGGGACAAACCCGCCAACGGGGGCAAAGAAGCCCTACACTCGGGCCGATGTCAAGAAGATGACGCCGGACGAGATCACTGCTAACTGGGATCAGATCTCGGCTCAGCTCAAAGATGGGAGTCTTTCGAGAGTGTGAGTAAAAACGCTAACGGGGGTTAGTGAACTATGAGCTTAACGAACTTCATAGGCGAGGTCTGGAGTGCCCAAATTCTCCAGAACCTCCAGAAGAGCCTGGTCTATGGCCAGGCAGGCGTAATCAACAGAGACTACCAGGGCGAGATCCAGGGCAAGGGCGACACGGTGAGGATCACCGCACACGGGCCCGTAACCATCGGCAACTACGATCCGGCAACCGGCCTCTCCGACCCTGAGGAGCTGGACGACGCCTCCACCACGCTGGAGATCGACCAGGCGAAGTATTTCAACTTCAGAATCGAGGACATCGACGCGGCCCAAATGAACGTGGCCCTGATGGAATCTGCCACCCGTGACGCGGCTTACCAGCTCGCCGAGGTCGCCGACGAGTACCTCGCCTCGGTCATGGCCGCTCAGGCGGGCCTGGCGGTCGGATCCGACGTGAGCCCCAAGACCTTCGACGGGTCCACAGACAGCGTAGCAGAGGAGCTTCTAGCCGTGAAAGTGGCCCTCGACGAGGGCAACGTCCCCGCTGCCGGTAGGTGGGTCGTGATGCCTCCCTGGCTGGTAGGCCAGCTCATTAAGGACGGCTGGGCGGCCTCCGTCGCATGGACGGGGACCGAGGGCATCATGCTCAATGGCGCGGTCTCCAAGCTCTTCGGCTTCGATATTTTACAGAGTAACAACGTGCCCAACACCACCGGGACCCTGTACAAGGTCATTGCCGGAACCTCGCGGGCTTGCACTTTTGCCGATTCTGTCAACGATACCGAGGCCTACAGACCTGAGAAATTCTTTGCGGATGCTCTGAGGGGCCTGCATTGCTACGGTGCAAAGGTCATTAATCCTGAATGCCTATGCGTTCTGACCTGTAACAAGAGCTGAGGAGGCTAAGAGATGACACGATCTGAGATACCCGTAAACGAGCTGGCCGGTGCATGGGCCGAGAGGGAGA